TGCGCTTCGTGCTCGGCGCTGGCAAGGGCAACGTGCGCGCGGCGGCTATGGCTGGCACGTCGCAGGGCGCGTCTGGGCTGCTCTCTGGCACTACCCGCACCGAGGCTGGTAAGTACGTTGAAACCTTCACAGCGTCCGGCACGTCGTCCCACGTTTCGTTTTACGACTACATCTCGGGACGCGCGGCTAACGACTTCCAGTTTCTGACCTATGGGTCGGTCGCCCGGTGCGGGCTAGTCAATGGGGCTAGTCAAGTGGGCGGAGGGCTGAACATCGACGGCCTGCCGACTTCCACCAACGGCCTGGCGCTGGCGGGCGATTGGGTTGAGATCAATGGCGAACTGAAGCGGCTGACGGCTGACCTTAACTCGAACGGATCGGGACAGGGCTACCTCATGTTCGAGCCGACGCTGCGAACCTCTCCGGCTGACAATGCTCCGGTGGTTTTCCGCAACCCAATGGGGCGGTTTATGCTTGCAGATGAGCGGGTATCGTGGGCGACCCGCCCCGGCATCATCAGCGACGTTGAGATGTCACTGATCGAGGACATTGCGTGAGCAGAATAGTCAGCGGCGACAATGCCGCAGAGGCCGAAAAAGCATCGGTCTGCATGGTGGTACTTGCCGAACTGGATTTCGGCTCCGGCATCGTCCGCGTCCACGATGGCGTCGGGGAGATCACCTTTGCCGGACTGCTCCGCATGGAAGACGGCGACAATCTGCAAACGGAAGTGCCCGAGAATATCTCCCTTGAGGCCGCAGCCGAAACCTTCTACGGGATCGGGCAGTTTGGCGGGATCGACATTGTTGACGAAAGCATTGAGGTTATCGCGCGTGCTATAACCCTAACGCTTTCAGGTGTTGATGCCTCGCTTGTGTCCACCACGATGACCGAGAACTACCAGAATCGCGCGGTCGTCATTTACTTGGGATTCTTGAACGAGACAGACAGGACATTCGTAGACACTCCGGAAGTCGTCTGGGAAGGGCGCATGAATCAAATGTCGCTCAACATTGCCAAGAACGTGGCAGAGATCAAGTTGACGTGTGAGTACCGCCTGCGGCGTGAGCCGCGCATCGGGCGGTACACGGACGAAGATCAACAGGTGATCTTCCCCGGTGATCAGTTCTTCGACCTCACCTATGCGATTCCCGGCTTTGTGTCTCAGTGGGGCAATCGTGACGCAGCCTACGGCGGCGGATTTCCAGGCGCCGACGGCAGCGGCCGTGGCACTGGTGGACAACCGGCGAAAAAATGAAACGCGCAGACTGGCTCGATAAAATGTGGGAAACCATCGAGGCGCACGAGGGCCGCGCGTTTGCGTGGGGCGTGGATGACTGCTGCCTCTTTGCCGCGCGTGTCCACGATGCGATGCACGACACGCACCACGCCGAAGCACTCGCCGCGCGTTATCACGATGAGGCAAGCGCGCTCGAGTACATCGAATCGCAGGGCGGCATCAGCCCTGCGGTCTGCGAGTACCTCGGCGAGATGCGGCGCACTCGGCCAATGCGCGGCGATGTCGTGCTGGTAGAGAACGAAGGGCGTGAGATGCTCGGCATCTGCACGGGCCGCGCTGTCGCTGCGCTTGGGCAGAATGGCCCGGTGACGTTGCCGAAGGCTTCGGTTATGGGGGTCTGGTAATGGGCGCAGCAATTATGACGGCGGCGAAAGGCGTCGCGCTTTGGTTCAGCGCCAACAAAGTGGCCGCTACCGTAATCAAAACAGTTCTGACGCTCGCAGCGACTACGGCAATCAGCAAGGCATTGACGCCACGTCTGCGTACAGCAATGCCAAAACAGGATGTTGAGTATTCCGGCACGGTTGAAAGTCGCCGCATTATCTATGGCGAAATGCTCATTTCCGGAATGAATGTCATACCGCCGCTGGTATCCGGAACGAATAACGAATTCCTGCATCAAGCCCTTGCGCTGTCTGGACACGAACTTAACAGCATCGGCCAAATCTATTTCAATCGCACGGCCATCGGCACCATCACGGCGATCACCGGATCGGATGACGATGGAAAGGTTACGAGCGGCGCGTGGAGCAATAAAGCATGGGTGCGCGCGTATCGCGGAACCAATGAGCAGACGGCTGACTACAAACTGAATACAGCATTCACCGAGTGGACTTCGGGCCACCGTGGCCGCGAGGTTGGCTATATCGCGCTGACGTACCAATTTGATGAGACGGTGTACAAGACCGGCAAGCCGGAAGTGACCGCGCTCGTGGAAGGCAAGCGAGTCTATGACCCGCGTCTGGATTCCACGCAGCCGGGCGGCGTTGGCTCGCAGCGTCTTGATGATCCGTCCACGTTTACCTATTCGTCTAACCCTGCGCTCTGCCTTGCCGACTATCTGATTTCTACACGGCTCGGGCTTGGCGAGGATACCGACCGCATCGACTGGGTGCTGGTCGCTGACGCTGCGGACATCTGCGACGAACTCGTAAACATACCCGGCCCGGCTACGCAGAAACGGTATACGTGCAACGTTATCTTGAGTGCAACGGATCGCTTCGAGGACAACATCAGCAAACTAGCCGACGCAATGTCGGGCGTGTGTTACTACTCTGGCGGTCTGTGGCGGATGTTTGCTGGCGCGTGGCAGTCGTCATCGTTCACGCTCGATGAGTCGGACTTGGTGGACAACGGACTGAGCGTGACGACGGCGTTTGCGTATAACGAGCGATATAACTCGGTGCGCGGTAAGTTTATAAACGGCGACAAGAACTGGCAGGAGATGGAATTCCAGCCGGTTATTAACACGTCATACGTGAGCGCCGACGGCGAGCAGGCATGGCTAGATGTTGACTTCGCAGCCTGCACCAACGAGTACGAGGCGCAGCGTCATGCCATCCTGCTTTCGCGCCGCAGCCGCAATGGCACGGTGGCAACGATCCGCGCGGGAATGTCGGCCTACAAGATTCGCCCGTTCGATGTCGGGCAGATCACGATTGCAGAGTTAGGCTGGACAAACAAGTACGTCCGCTGCGAATCGTGGCAGTTCAACCCGGCTGGGTTCGTCGAGTTGGTCGTGCGCGAGGAAGACTCGAGCGACTGGAGCGATCCGGTTGTGGGCGATTACGAAACCCCAACATCAGTTAGCACCCCGACGCCATCAACCTATATCCCAGCCCCGCCCTCTGGCCTCACGGCCAAGAATCTAGCGAGCGGGTTTAACCTTTCGTGGACGGCCCCGGCTGTACTGCCTACCGGCTCGGTTTATGAAGTCTACGAGCACACCTCGATTACGCCATTCTCATCGGCTGTCCGCATTTGGTCGGGCGTGGCAACGTCGGTGTTCATCCCGAAGAACGACACAACGACCCGGTACTACTGGGTGCGCGTGCGGACGGACGCTGGCAACACCTCAACCACCGAGCCAGCAACCAATGGCGTAGCCGCTGCGGCCGACTCTCTCCCCGGCTCGCTGACCGCTACCGTCGCCCCATCGTCTGTCAGCAAGACAGACACCGGCACGTCGATTACCACGGCCTCTGTGACTGTCACGGCTGCGGGGGGCACGCCAGGCTATACCTACTCATGGGTTCGCACTAGCGGCTCGACATCAATTGCGGCGGACTCTGCTTCCTCTGCCACGACCACCTTTACCGGCTCAAGCCTTGCGAGCGGCTCGACCTATAGCGCCGTATTTACTTGCACGGTGACCGATGCGGTAGCAGCCACGAAAACCGCAATCGTCTCGGTAGAGATCACGCGCATTGCAATGACCGCGAGCGCCTCGCCCAGCACATTGAGCAAGACCGGCACAGCCGCAACGCTGACAACGGCATCTACAACTGTGACGCCCTCGGGTGGAACGGCCCCGTACACCTACGCCTGGACGTTTGTCTCTGGCGACAGTTTTACGATCACAAGCGCCAGCGCGGCAACCACGACATTCAGCGCCACGCTTAACGAAGATGAGTTTGTCTCGGGTATCTACCGCTGCACGGTTACAGATTCGACAGGTGGCACACCGCTGACCGCAACGGCGGACGTGCCGGTAACGATTACGAGACTGGGTGGAGGGGGAGTGCCGCCATGATGAACACGAACAGAGGCGCGGATATTGCCGCAGGCGTTTCGATTGCAGCAGCGGGCACCAGTTGGTTTTCAAGCGCGAATGAGATCGTTACTTTTATTGCTGGCGTTACGGCCATTATCGTCGGATTGTTTGCAATCATCTCTCATTCTCTGACTATCAAAGAGAAGATTGCAAACAGTAAAAAGT